TCAAAGAAGTGGCCGATGTCGATGAGCCACTGCGTCGGCGACTGCGGCGCGGGCGGGTTGGCCCATTGGCCGCCGGCCAGCGCGGTCTTGCCGATGACCGAATCATCCCAGGCGGGCAACACAGCGTGGCGCAGGCCCTCGGGCACTTGGTCGAACTCGGCCACTCCGGTGCAGCGGTCTTGCAGGTCGAGGATAGCCACCACGGGCATGTCACCACTCCTCTATCAACTCGAACGCCACGAACACGTCGTTGGTGGCCACTTGTGCCATCTGCGCCGTCACGGTTGTGGTGTTGGTCAGAACCAGCGTGTTCTCTCCGCCCGCCCCCGCACTGCGGCGGCCGAGCGGTGTGAGCTTGACCTTGCTGGTGTCAAGCACCGCGGGGATGGTGGCGGTGCCGTTGGTCTGGCCGGCGGTGATGGTCAGCACCTGCTGCACGCGCTGGCGCTGGCGCGTGGGCCCGAACAGGGCCCAGTTCGTGCCGTCGGCGCTAGGGTCGGTGGTGCCCGCGCCCGCAACGATGCGGATGTAGGTCAGCCGGCTGACGGGGCTCCACACCAGCGCGTCCAGCGCGTAGGTGGTGCCGCTGGCCCATTTGGGCGGCACGTGGCCTGCACCCTGGGCAGCGGCGGCGGATCTGGTGGCCATTGCGCGTTACTCCTTGCCGATGCCGTAGCCGGCGCTGAACTTCTGGTACACACCGAACGAGCCGAACCAGTCGAGCATCAGGTCGTCGGCGCCGCCCTCCAGCGGCTGCGCGTTGCCCTTGAGCACGTTGTCCCAGCGCCCGTTGATGGGCCGCACGCCGAAGCGCTGCCCCACCGACATGGCGGGCGGTGCCGTCAGCTCGGTGGCGGCGGCGTTGGCCAGCACGCAGTAGGTGTTGACGGCCGCGGTGTGGGTGGTGCCGCTCACCACCACCAGCGGCAGGCCCATCACGGTGCGCAGGGCCCAGTTCGTGCCGTCGGCGCTGGGGTCGGTGGTGCCCGCGCCGGCCGTGAGCCGCCGGTACAGGAAGCCGGTGGCCGGGCTGGTGCGCAGGTCGCCGATGGCGTAGCTGGTGCCGCTCACCCACAGCGGGGCCGACAGCGCGGCGGTGACGGTGGCCACGGCCGAGTCGATGGTGGTCAGGGCCAGGTTGATGCCGCCGATGGCGGCGCTGAGCTGCGGCCAGGCCTGTTCGGCCTGGTCCCAGAACTCGTCGGGCCGCTCGCGCGACGGGTTGGCGTCGATGGTCGGGATGGTCATGTCGAACCCTTGATGCGGCCGCGCACGGTGACCCAGTCGGCCTCGGGCAGCGCGGCCTTGTAGGTGTCCACCAGGCCGAAGGTGATGAGCGAGGAGTACCGCGCCTTGGTGGTGGGGATGAACCCGCTGGGTGTGGTCTTGGCGCCTTCCAGCACATCGGCCACGGTTTCCATCTCGTCGGCCGGCACCAGCAGCTCGAAGTCCAGCTCCTTGGCGCGGGCGCCGGGGGTGATGGAGGTGGTGCCGTAGTCGTCGGTGGTGACGCGTGCGTAGCTGATGCCGCCGAAGCCCAGGCCGCGCTGCGCCTCGCCCACCTCGGTGGCCGAGCCCACGGCCAGCACGCCCACGCCGATGGCGCCCTGGCCCGTGCCGTTGACCACGATCTCCAGCTCGCTGGTGAAGTACGGCTGCAGGCCCAGGAAGGCGCACTCGCGGCGGTAGCGGAAGGGCGCCGTGGTCCAGGTGCGCCAGTCCACCACGGCCACGCGGTCGAGCCGCTGGCGCTGGCTGTACACCACCTCGGCGCCGCCCACGCGGCGCTGGGTCACGTCGATGGACCGCACGTTGCTCAGCTGCGCGAACAGCACCGCATCCACCGGGCCCGGGCGCAGGTTCAGCACGATGGCATCGTCGGTGCTGGTGGTGGCGGTCTGCACCACGTGGTCGAACATCGCCCAGCGGTTGGTGGGCGCGGTGTTGAACCACCAGCCGGGCGAAGTCTCGGGCGTGTTGTTGGTGTTGCCGGCCAGCAGCGACACATACACCCGGTGCGTTTCGGCGCGGTGCACGCGGGCCCCTTGCGGGTACGTGGTGCCGGGGGCCCACGCGGGCGTGGCGTCTTCGGGCACGGTGCTGCCCACCAGCGTGGAGTCGGTCACCGCCACCGGGGTCAGCACGGACATGCCCATCACACCGGCTCCGTCAGCATGGCGTTGCCGCCGTTGGTGACCTGGCGCAGCACGCGCTGCGCCTCGTCGGTGCTGTCGGCAATGGCCGCCAGGTGCCGCAGCTGCGCCAGGTCGCGGCCCTGGGCCTCGACCACGCTGCGCAGGTTGCGCAGTTCGGTCAGCATCTCGGCGCTGCCGCCGCCGGCCAGCATGTCTCGGGTCTGCTCGGCGCTGTAGATGCGCGACGGGCCCGTCAGCTCCAGCTCGGGGCCCCGCTCGCCCACCAGGCGCCAGCCGCCCGCGTGCCAGCCGCCGTCGGCGAACTGCGGCACGCCGCGCAGGCCCTGGGCGCGCAGCACCTGCTCGAGCGTGGCCGCGGTCTGCGCCTTGATGAGCTCGATCTCGCCGGTGCTGCTGGCCAGGCGTGCGGCCAGCTCCACCATGGTGCGGCTGAGCGTGGGCAGCTGGCTGGCCGCCGAGGCGTCGCCCGCCTTGGCCTGGATGGCCGCAATCTCGAACTGCGCCCGCACCGCCGCCACGCCGGCGGCGGTGGGCTGCGACGGGTTCACGCCACGCAGGCGCAGGATCTCGTCGACGATGCCCTGCCCCGCCTGTTCCATGGCCTGGCGCACGGCGGCGGCCGAGTCGGCCACGGCCTGCGCCGTCTGCTGCCAGGCCTGGCTGGCCGACTGGGCAGCGGCCAGGCGCTCGCGCTCGGCCTGGGCGGCCACCTCGGCGGCGGTCTTGTCGCTGCGGGCCTGCTGGATCTGGTCGAACAGGTCGCGGTTGCTGGGGTCGATGCGCTCGCGCTCGCGGGCCAGGATGGCCGCGTCGTTGCCCAGCAGCCGGTCGAGCTGGTCTTGCAGCTGCGCGCGTTCGGCCACCAGCTGCGCGGCGTCGCGGGCGGCCTCGGTGGTTTCGGCGAAGGCGCCGGCCAGCTGCAGCAGCACGGCCACCTGCTGGCGGCCCGACTCGGTGAGCAGCGCCCCGCCGTCGATGAGCTGCTGCACCGTGGCGCGGTACTCGTCGCGCGTGCCCGGCAGGGCCAGGCCCACGTCGGCCAGCGCGCTGCCGATGTTGGCCCGGGCCAGGGTGCGGCGCTCGGCCTCGCTGAAGAAGTTCTGCAGGAAGGAGCCGGCCGACTGCTGCAGCCCGCCGATGCCGCCGAAGATGTCCAGCAGCGACACGGCGGCCTGGCCGCCCTGCACGCTGGCCTGGATCTTCTGCGAGCCCAGCGCCGAGAGCACGGCGTTCACGTCGTTGATGGCGGTGCTGACGCGGGCGATGGTCTGCACCACGTCTTCGCCGTAGCGCTTCAGGGGCGTGACCGCGTCGCCGTAGGCGCTGACCAGGTCTTGCGCGTACTGGCTCAGCGCCTTCTGCAGCGCCTCGACGTTGGCCTTCTCGTCGCTGCCGAAGCTCACGGCCAGCGCGGTGTTCACCTTCTCCAGCGCGGCCGTGGGCAGGGCCAGGGCCTGGCCGTACTTGAAGGCCTCGTCGTACACCTTCTTGGCCGACTCGCTGAGCAGGTTTTGCAGCTCGGCGCCGGGGGCCTGGTAGAAGCCGGTGGCCTTGTCGCTGCGGAACAGGCCGCCCTTCTGCGTGTAGATGGCGTACTGCTCGCCCGCGAAGCCGCCCTGCCCCAACGTGCCGGTGACGCCCGTGTCGGTGAGCTGCGGCGCACTGCGGCCGAACACGTGGTTGAGCCGCACGCTGCCGCCCAGGATTTCGGCCCACTTGTCGCTGAGGCCGATGCCACGCAGCAGGTCGGTCTTGCCCTTCTCGAAGCTGTAGTCGTACCAGGCCTTGCCGTCGAGCTGGGCCGAGCCGGTGAAGCCCTTGTCGTACAGACTGCTGCCGAGCTTGGCCGCCGCGTAGATCAACGCCGCGTAGCCCATGTACGCGCCGAGCGAAGACGCCGCACCGGCGCCCCCTGTGCTAGCCGCGGCGCCGGCAGACTCGACGCCATACGCCGCCAGGGTCTGCTGCTGCACCATGGCCTGATAGGCCGCCGTGGCGTTGGTGTAGCCGGTCAGCGGCACCGCCGCGGCCTGGCTGGTGGCCCAGGTGCCGGCCAGGCCGAAGCCCTCGGTCTGCGCAGCCAGCATGGCCGCCTGGCTGCCGGCCGCCACGTTCGTGGTGCCGATGGCCGCGCCGTAGGCGGCGGCACTGTTCAAGCCAAGCGCCGACGCGAGGCCGGCGCTGTTGTAGGCCATGCCCCACACACCGCCGCCGTTGTACAGGTTGTACGCGCTCTGCAGCGTGCTGGCCCCCTGCAACAGGCCACCGCTGGCGCCGGCCTTGCCGCCACCGCCGCTGCCCGAGAAGCTGGCCGCGCCAACGCCCACCAGGGCCAGCAGCGAGTCGGCCAGCACGGCCGACATGCTGGCCGCCAGGCGGGTCTGCACCTCGGTGGCCAGGCCGCGGGCGAAGTTGCGGGCGAAGTTGCCGCCCTGCGAGAAGGCGTTGCGGAAGGCCTGGGTGAGGCCGTCGCGGTAGTCGTCGTACAGGCGCTGGCGTTCGGCCTGCTCGTCGGCGGCCACCTTGCGGGCGGCTTCGGCCAGGGCCTGGTCGGCGCTGGCGCCGGCAATGGCGCGGCGCAGGGCCAGCTGCTCGCGCAGGGCCTGCACGTTGCGCTGGGCGGCGGCCAGCTCTTCGGCGCTGGCGGCCACCAGCTGCAGCGACTGCAGCCGCTGCTCGGCGATGGCGATGGCGTCTTCCAGCCGCAGGTCGGTGTACTGGCGCAGCGCGTCTTTGCCGCCGGTGAGCTGGATGTACTGCTCGCGCAGGGTTTCGACCTGCCGCTCCGACGCGGTGGCCGAGGCCTGCATGGCCTTGAGGTCGCGCTCGCGGGCGGCTTCCGATTCGCGCAGCACGCGGGCCATCTCGGCCTGCTGCTTGACGAACACCGGCTGCTGCTGGATGAGCCGACGGTGCGCCTGCTCGAACTCGGTGGCCGAGATGGCGCCGGCGCGCAGGGCCGCCTGCAGCTCGCGGTACTTGGACAGGAAGTCGGGGTTGAAGCCGGCCTCGGACAGTGCGCCACCGCGGGCCTGGGCCACGCCGGCAGCGATCTGCGCCTGGGCCTGCTGGCGCATGGCCTCGGCGTGCTTCTTGGCGGCGTCGGCGGCCTTCTCGTCGGCCTCGATCTGCCTCTTGGTCTCGGCGGCGCGCTGGGCCTGCGCCGCAGCCAGCTGGCGCTGGGTTTCCACGCCGGCCTGCAACTGGGCGCGCAGCTTCTCCAGGGCCTGGGCTTCGCGCTCGATGTCGTCTTGCGACGCCAGGAAGTCGCTGGCCGTGTTGGAGTCAACGCGGCGCCCGCTCTGCCGCCGCAGCTGCAGCTGCGACAAGCGCCGGTCGATGTCGGCCACGGCACCCTCGGGCGGCTTGGCGCGGCCGATGTCGGCGATGGCGTCAAGGGCGCCGAGGATCTCCTTCTTGAGATCGCGCCACCCGCTGGCCAGGGTGCCCAGCGACTGCTCGAGCTGCTTGCCACGCTCGATGCCAGAGGCTGCGAAAGCCTCCTGCGCCACACGGGCTGCCTCGGCTTCGCGCCCGGCGTCCTGCAGCGCCTTCACCTGGCGGTAGGTGCTCAGCGTGAGGAAGTTCTGCGTTTCGTTGAGCCGCAGCAGCCCTTCCAGCGGGGCCTTGCCCAGGTCGGCGAAGGCGGCCACGGTTTCCTTGACGCTGGAGACGCCCGAGCGCTCCAGGCGCACGGCGGCTTCGGCGGCCTGGCCCAGCACGGTGCCGGCCACGCGGCCGGTGGCCACCAGCTGGGCCAGCACGCCGCTGGCCTCGCCCTGGGTGCTGCCGTAGGCCTGCGCGGCGCGCGCCAGCTCCACCAGCTGCCCGGCGGTGACGCCGGCGGCGTTGCCGGTGGAGACGATGCCGCGCTGGAAGGCCATGCGCTCGGCCTCGCCCTTGGCGTAGGCGAAGGCCACGGTGCCGATGGCCGCGGCGGCAGCGCCGAAGGCGGCCACGGTGGGCGTGATGAGGCTGGCCACGGCGCGCAGGGCGTTGCCGGCGCCGCCGAACACGGCCGAGAGCTGCGAGCCCTGCTGCAGAAAGGCGGTGAGCGGGTTGCCGCCCGACTGCACCTGGATGGCGAAGTCCTGCAGCTGGGCGCTGAGCTGGGCGGTCTGCTGGCCGCTGATCTGCGCGCCCTGGCCGAAGCGGCGGGCGTTGGCATCCAGCGTGCCCATGGCCTGCGCGGCGCGGCTGGCACCTGCGGCCACCTGGTCGGCGCCTTCCAGCCCGATGCGGACCTTGATGTCCTGCGTGCTCATGCGTCAGTCGTCCGGCTCTTGGGGCCCGGGCGGGCGGCCCGCCATGGCGCCGCGCGCGCGCTGCTCGGCGGCGCGGCGGCGGTGTTCGGCCAGCCAGCCCAGCTCGATCCAGTGCAGGTCGTCCATGACCTGGTCGCGCCGTTCGGCCGGTAGGCGCCCGAAGGCGCCGGTGGCGCGCACGCCGGCGTAGTCCAGCCCGGTGGGCACGCCTTCCATGCCGGCGTAGCGCCACTGGGTGCACGCGGCGTCGAAGAGGCGGGCCGCGTCGACGTGCTCGGACCACAGCCGGAACTCGGCGGGCGGTGCAGCGGCAGCGGCTGCAGCCGCGCCGGGCGGCGGCAGGCTGCGGCGGTCCACGCCGAGCTGGCGGGCCAGTTCGTCGAGCTGCTCTTCGCTGGCCACTTCGGGCGGCGGCAGGGCGGCCTGCTGCTGCGCGAAGTGGGCAGGCTCGTCGTCGTCCAGGGGTGGCTGCTGGTCATGGACGAATGTGCCTGCGGCGATGAGCTTGCCCAGCCGCCTCAGTTTCCCAGCTTGCCCCGGGCGCCGTTGGCGGCCAGGTACTCGCCCATCACCAGGTTGGGCCAGTTGGGAATGCCCATGAGCACGGCCAGGGTGGCGGCGCTGGCCGGGGGCGGCGCGCCGGCGTCGTCGACGAGGGGGCAGTCGCCCACCCAGGCGATGTGCCGCAGGCCCTGCTGCGCCAGGAAGTCGGCCACCTTGAGGCCCGGCGTGGCCAGGCGGGTGTCGAGATCGGCACCGGGGCAGCGGCGCGCCGCCAGGCGGGCGGCAAAGGCGCGGTCGGTGTCGCCGTCGGCCAGGGTGAAGTGGACGGTGAACTGCAGTTCGTCGCTGACGATGAGCTTGTAGGCCATGGGGGCGGTGCTGGGGTGTGGGGCCCGGCGCCGGGTGGGCGCCGGGTTCGAGGGTCAGCCCGGGATCAGGGGCCGATGAAGGTCCACAGGCCCTCGATGTCGATCTCGCACGACCGGGTCATGAAGCTGTCGGTCGAGAAGCTCGGGATCGGGTTGAGGGCGACCTGGCCGAAGCAGTAGGCGTAGGCGCTGCCCGGCAGCAGGAACTTGATGGCGCGGCTGCCCAGGGCCAGGCTGGCGGCCAGCAGCTCGACCTGCGCGGCCAGCGCGGGGTCGAAGCCGATCTCCAGGGTGAGCTGGCTGTCTTCGAAGCCCACCGTCTTCTTGACGGGGCGGCGCTTGTCGAAGGGCTGCGCCGTGATCTTGCGAGCGCGGCCGCCGTTGCCGTTGGCACCCAGCACCTGGCCGATCTGGATCCAGCCGGTGATCTTGTTGCCCACGCCGGCCGACGCGGCGGTGGGGTAGAACTCGGTGTTGGTGCCGTCGAAGCCCTTGGCCAGGAAGGTGGTGGTGGTCTGCTGATCCACGCGCACCACGGTGCCGTTGAGCTCTTCCCAGTCGTGGGTCTTGAAGAGGAACTCGTCGTTGTCGACCAGGCCGTGCGCGGCCGCGGTGGTGACCAGCGGCTGTGCGGCGTTGGTCATGCTGTTGACGGTGACGTCGGAACCGAGAGCCGACTGCACGTAGATGCGGCTGCCGACGACGGAATAAAACATGGCGGGCTCCTTGGGGGGTGGTGAAGTTCAGGCGGCCGCCAGCGCGGGCCCGGTGGTGTGGACGATGAGCAGCGCGAGCTGCGCGCGGACGATGGTCTGGTCGGCCTCGTCGACGTCCCAGACGATGGAGGGCTCGAGGGTGATGCCCAGCACGCCGGGCATGGCGGCGATGCCCTGCAGGCGCTGCCAGGTGCTGGCAAGCACGGGGTCGACGGTCTGCTCGGCATCGGCGCCAACGGCGGCGCGGGCGTAGATCTCGATGACGACGGCCGACTCCCACTTGAGGGTGCCCTCGAGGTCCAGCACCTTGGCCTGGCCGCGCGCCATGCCAACGCGGATGGCGCTGGCCTTGCCCAGCGCGGCAGGCGTGCCGCGGCCGCGCTCGATGTCGGCCGCCACGGCGGGCGCCTGGCGCAGGGCCGCCACCACGGCGTTGGTGAGGTCGAGGAAGGCGGTCATGCTCAGCCCTTGGACAGCAGCAGGGTGCTGATGCCGGTTCCGTCGGGCAGGTGCGTGCGCACGCTGTAGGTGCCCTGGGGCACGACGAGCGGCAGGCCCTCGGGCGAGGCGGGCACGCTGGCGCTGGCGATGAGCGCCTGCGGCTGCTGCGCAACCATGCCGCCGCCCAGCATCGCGTCGGCCGGGGCGTCGAAGAGCACGCGCACGGGCTGGCCGCCCAGGGTGCCGTCGACGCCGCAGTCGGCGAAGAAGATGGACAGGTCTTCGGTCATGGTGCGCGGCGGGCTTCAGCCCTCGGCGGCCTTGCCCTTGCCGCGGCTGGCGGCGGCCAGGGCGGCGCGGACGGCCTCGACGCGCGACTCGGAGGCGGTGGCCACCTTGACGCGGGAGGGGTCGTCCTTGGGGTCGATGTACAGGCCCTTGCCGGCGGCCACGATGCCGCGGGCGCTGTCGGGCTCGATGTCCACCAGGGTGTTGGCGTCGAGGTGGACGGGGCCGTCCATGGAGGGGGCGGAGCAGTCTTGGGTGATGAGGATCTTCATGGGGTGCGGGTGTTGGGTGGGTCCACCCGCCGCGGCCCGGGGCGCGCGGCGGGGCGGTCACGTCATCAGCTGCGCAGCGCGTCCAGCATGGCGGCGAAGCTGGCGGCGCGGCGCACGGCCACGTCGACGTCCTGCAGGGCCACCAGGCGGCGGCCACCCGAGGTGGCCAGGGCCGACGGGTCGAGGATCAGGTCGAGCCCGCCCCACATGCCGATGAGCAGGTCGTTCCAGTTGCCGAAGAAGATGGCCGAGCACACGCCCGAGCTGGTGCCCTTGGTGAGGGTGCTGGACACGTTGTTCGACACACCGGCGCGGTAGCCCAGGATGGTGTTGTCGGCACCCCAGACGGGCACGCCGTTGGTGCTGGCGAACTGCTGGGTGCCGCGCAGCTGGGCGCGCATCTTGGCGTTCGTCAGGAAGCCCATGGCGCCCACGTCGGCGTTGGCCACGGCCACGGCCTCTTCCAGCGCGATCATGTGCAGGTAGGTGGGCGCCAGGCCGTTGGTGCCGCCCGCCACGCTGCCGATGCCGGCGGTGGCCGCGATGCCGCGCGGCTGGCCGCTGGCGGCCGAGCCGTGCAGGGCGGCGCGGTCGATCTCCACCGCGATGCCGGCGGCCAGGTCAGCGCGCACCAGCGCTTCGATGGCCGGGGTGGTCTGCAGCAGCGTGCGGCGGCTGTAGTCGGTGAACATGCCCACCGTCTTGGGCGACAGCGTGGCCTGGCCGAAGGTGGCCTCGCTCTCGGTGACGGCGTTGCCTTCCGTCACCCAGTAGGTGCTGGCGCCGGCGGTCTGCGACGGGATGGCCAGGTTGCCGACCAGGCCGTCGAGCATGGTGGCGCCCATCTGGGCCACCATCATGCGGTTGCGCAGCAGCTCGATGAAGTTGCTGGCCAGCAGCGTGGTGGCCACCAGGTTGCCGCCGGCGGTGGCGGTGCCGACGCTCAGGTCGCGCTGCGCGCTCATGCGGGCGAACAGGGCGGCGGCCTCGGCGGCGGCGCTGCGCTGCAGGGCCAGCGGGGAGGCCAGCACGTCGAAGGGGATGGTGACGCCGCTGGCACGCTCGCGGCCCATGAGGGCGGTGGTGTCGTCCACCGGCTGCACCTTGCGCGCGGCCTGGCTGCACTCGAACTCGAATGCGGCGGCGCGCTGGGCGTCGCGGTCGTTCGGGTTGAGCACGGCGTTCATCAGGCGCACCACGCTGAACTGGCGCTTCTCGCCTTCGGACATGCCGATCTCGGGCGAGGTGGCGGCGGGCTTCAGGGCGCCGCGCTGCACGAGCTTGTCGAGCACCATGGCGCGGAAGGCGTCGACGCTGGTGCCGTCGTTGATGGCCTTGTCGGCGTCGTCGGCCAGGTGGTGGGTCTGGCCCATGGCGCGGATCTGCGTGACGCGCTCGCGCTCGGTGCGCTGCGCCTCGCTGGCGATGACGCGGATGTCCGGCGCTTGAGGGGCAGCCGGGGCGGCGATGGTGGTGTCGCTCACAGGGATCTCCTTGGGTTGAGCGGGGGCGGCCCCGGCAGGGGCCATGGAACGGCCGACGCCCACGGTGGGGTCGGCCGGCACGGAGACGATGGACACCTCGTAAGGGGTCCAGCGGGTGACGCGGTAGGTGGCCTGGTCTTCGGTGCGGCTTTCGAGCACCATGTCGTCGATGGAGAAGCCCACCGAGACCAGCTCGCGGATGCCGTCCTGCACGTCCTGGAAGATCTCTTCGCCCAGCGTGCCGCGGCTGAAGCGCACCAGGGCGCGGCACTTGCGGTCGGCGTCGACCCAGGCGCGCTCGACGACGCCGATCTGCTTGCGGGTGTCGTGGTCCAGCAGCAGGGGGTGGCGGTTGTTGAGGCGCTCGAGGTTGACGGCGGCGCCGGTGCAGTCGAGGATCTCGGTGCCCCACCAGCGCTCGTAGGGCTCGTCGCTGGCGAAGGCCAGCTCGACGGTGCGCTCTTCGACGTTGACGGTGTCGCGCTGGTAGCGGGCAGCACGGTGCTGGCGCTCGGCGGCGGCTTTGCGCACGTCGGCGGGCAGGGCCTGGCGGTCGATGGTCTCGGGCATCGTCAGTCGTCCGATCGGTTGGCGATGAGTCGGAAGCGCAACGCCCGCCGGGCGGCGCCCTGGTCATCGGCGTCGGGCTCGGCGGCGCCGGCTGCAGGCGTGGCGGCGGTGGCGGCCGGCAGGCCCTTGGTCTTCTCGGCCCACTCGGCCAGCTCGGCCAGCACCTCGTCGGGGTCTTCGCCCATCTCGGTGATGACGCGCTGCGGGCTGGTGAGGCGCGCCTCGATGCGGCTGCGCTGGGCCTCGATGGTCTTGAGCGGGTCGAGCGGATGCCAGCGGTGGCACTGCCACTGGATGGAGTCGGCGTACTGGTCGAGCCGGTCGAAGCTGAGCGTGGCCAGCTCGGGCGCGGCCAGCATGGCGTAGGCCAGCCAGCGGCGGTGCACGACGTCGTGCAGCTCGTCGACCAGCCAGGTCTGCAGGCCGAGCCAGGTGGTGCGCTCGCCTTCCAGCCCCAGCTGGCCGCTGGAGTAGTTGACGTCTTCGAGGCTGTTGCCGAAGGTGATGTAGGCAACGTCGAGCGAGCTGGCAGCGTCGCGCAGGCAGTCCTTGATGAACTGGCCGTACTCGATGTTGGGGTAGTCGCTCTCGAAGGGCTGCGGGATCAGGCCGGCGGGCAGCTGCTCCCAGGTGCCGTCGTGCAGGCTGGCGTAGGCGTTGCCCTGCTCGTCGGTGCCGTCGGACAGGTGCGCGGGGTCGGGGGCCTCGGCAGACTCGGGATCCTGCCGGATCCAGCCGCCGCGCTTGGCCGACTCGCGGGCCTTGTTGAGGCCGGCGTGCGCGAAGTCGTGCGCCTGGTACAGCCGCTTGAGCGCGGTGGCCATCCAGGGAACGCCGCGCAGCTGGCCCACTTCCTGCGGCAGCATGAGGTGCAGCACCTCGTCGGCCGGGATGCGCACCAGGCGCTGGCTGCTGGTGGACAGGGCCAGGCCGATGCTGTCGATGGTGGGGTCGTCGGTGCGCAGGTGGTAGGCCAGCACGGCACCGGAGGCGTCGATCTCCACGCCCTGGCGGATGCGGCGGCCCTGCCCCAAGTCAGCGTTGTGGGCCAAGGGCACGGCGTCGGCGGGCAGCAGCTGCAGCTGCAGGCCGTGCGGGCCACGGCCGGGCAGCAGGCGGATGAAGGCCTCGCCGTCGACGGCGGTCATGCGCAGGGCCAGGCGCTCGAGGGTGCGCCAGGTGTAACGGCCGGTGACGTCGCAGGCGCCGCGGCGGCACCAGGCGCGCCAGGCGGCCTCGAGCCGGTCGTTGACGGGCTTGCGCAGTTCGCCGGCCTGGGTGCGCACACGGGCCTGGTAGCGCACGCCCTGCGGGCCCAGCACGTTGGCCGTGACCATGCCGACGAAGCGCTTGGCGTAGCCGTTGTTCCACGCGGCGTCGCGGCTGCGGGCGCGCACGGTGGCCAGGCCGGCGCCGGTGCTGGCGTTGATGTGCAGGCCGTCGGCCTGCCAGCTGGCCACGTCGGGCGTGGAGAGCGCCGCGAGCAGGCTGCGCTGCTGCCGCCCCATGGCGGCCATGACGCGCCTGCCCGCGACGCGGGCGGCGTCGTCTGCTGCCCGCTGCGCGGCGGCGCTGGGCGTGTAGCCCAGGCGCGCGGCGAGGCGGGACAGCAGAGTCGACATGGCCCGCATGGTTGCGGGCCGCGCGGAACTCGAAAGGGCCAGTTGTTCCGGCCCGGCGGGTGCCTACATGCGCACCACGAAGGTCTTGCGGGGGTTGAGGCCCTGCGCGATGCGGGCGCTGGCGGCTTCGGCCTGCACTTCGCGCCGGGCCCGGGCGATGGCCTGCTGCAGGTCGACCAGGTTGCGGTACTTCACGGTGCGGCCGGCGATGGTGTACTCGCCGACGAAGGCGCTGCCGCTTTCGACGTGGGCGCGGTAGGCGGCCTCGAGCGCGTCGAGCACACGCTGCGCGGTGCTGCGCGTGTCCAGCCCCGCGGCGGCGCCGATAAGGCTGGCCTGCACCTGCAGCTGCCCGGCCTCGAGGCGGTAGCGTTCGGCGCCGAGGGCGGCCCAGATCTCCCACGCGTAAGCCCCCGCGGGCCAAGTGGCGGTGGTTGTGGCGGTGGCCTGCAGCAGGTGGGCGTCTGCATCGGCGGCGCTGGCAACGGTGAACGCTGTACCACCGGCCCGATGGTTCAGGTACAAGGTGAGCACCCAGCCCGCACTTGCAGGGTAGTCGGCCACCGATGCGCGGTAGTTGAGGGTCTCGCCTTGCACGAGGATGGATTGCAACGAGTCGGCCATGCGATCAGCCCTTGAGGATGTTGCCGATGTGGCGCCGCGGGTGCGCCAGGTTCAGGCCGTTGAGGCGAGCGCGCGCAGCAAGCACGATGTCTTCTGGCGCGCGCACCAGCTCTTCGCCGGCCACCACGCCGGCAATGGCGTCGACGGCCGCAGCCAGCTCTGCAATGGACACGCTCCACGAGCCCGGCAGCGCGCCGGTGACGGCGTCGGCAGCCACGGCGGCCTCGGTGAGCGCACGCACCATGGTGGTGGCGGCTGCAAGCGCATCGGAGCCGGTGCCAGCCTCGGCAATGGCCCGCAGCAGCACGGCGGCCGCGGTGAGCGTGTCGGCAGCTGACGCGGCCTCGGCCACGGCAGCGGCTCCGGGTGAGGAGTAGGTCTCAGAGACTGCATCGGCAGCGCTTGCGGCTTCGGACAGCGCGACGGCGGCGGTGGTGGCGGCCGAAAGGATGTCCGAGGCCGACGCGGCCTCGAGCAGGGAGACGGCGGCGGTAGTGGCGGCGGTGACGGTGTCTGCGGCGGATGCGGGCTCGGTGAGGCTGACAGACCAGGATGAGCCGCCCCCGCCCGCCACCGGCACCCAGATCCGGGGCGGCGCGTACAGCTCGCCGACGCGCTCGATGCGGGATTCGACGGCAGCCTCGGGGTCCGAGATGACGCGCGACCACATGCGCATGTCCTGGATCGCGCCCTCGAACGGGTCTGCGCCCGTGTCGCGCGCACCAATGCGGGCGAGTGCAGCGGTGGCGGCACCCAGAGACGCCGTGGCTGTAGTGGTCAGCCGCAGCCCGTCGCGCCACAGCACGTAGTTGGAGGTGGTGAGAGACTGCGAGCCCCCCAGCACCTGCAGCACAAACCGGTTTCGCT